GAAATAAGAAACACCCTAGGGGAAGATGATGGCGAAGGATAAACATGTCACTATTAAGAAGATTCATTTAGACAGTCTAATAGATATATTAGTCGACCTTTATGATAAGGGGGTGGATTATGTAGATATTATAGGAGTGAACAATAAGATTCAGGATAGCATAGGTGTTTCATTCTCAAAGGAGTATATGAACACTGAGCTAAGGGAAAACTTTGATGATATTAACACCTCAAAAGAAAAAGACATTGATGGTGATAGAAAAGCTAAAATAAATGTTAAACTGTCGGATGACGACTTAAACCAACTGTTATGAACCCAGTGATAGAAGCATGGATTGTTATTGAGAAGCTAGGAGCACTTGTTGCTACACCTGGTGTGTCAGAGGAAGTGAAGCTTGCAGCCAATGAACAAATTGAGAAGCTTCTGAAGGATGTTGTTGCTCCGAGTCTTTCGAAGCTATCAGCTAAAGAAGCAGGGCTCTTGATTAAATAATGGCCTATGAAAAGGAAACCAAACTATCACAAGCAAATCATAGCTCTTCTAGAGGATTTGTGTAAAACCTATCCTGAATACAACATGGGTAGACATCTCTCCACAGCATTAGATGGTTATGGAGAAGCATGGGGACTACCAGACAAAGAGTTTGTGTTCCTGTTAGAGAAGTATAAAACGAGAATGGAACTAGACATTCCTCATATAGCAGACAATGAGGAGCTTGATCAGATATTGAGAGAGGGGATGGATTTGGACAGTCTGTTTAAAGAAGAAGAAGATGGCGACAGCTATTAAGAAAACTACATATATTAATGCAGAGCTTGATTGGGCAGAACAACAGCTTGCTTCTTGGAAGCAATATGTGGATGCCAATCCCCTGCATGAACTAAAAGACAGGATTGAATGGAAACCTACAGCTAAAGGAGGAATGTTACCTATGGTGATTGCCTCTATTGAAGCACAGGGCAAGTTCATCCAGGAGACAATGAAGAACTATTTAGCCCTTCTAGAGGTGGTTGATAAGCTACGTAAGATTGAGGAGGCTAAGGTGGAAGTGAGAGGAAAGGGAGAACTTAGCGCAATGGCTGAGGACTTTTTGAAGAATAGAAAATGATAAACGAATTACAGTCTATAGATTATAAAGATTGGTACATCAATCAGCCTAGAATTCCAGATAAAGAAAGTGAAGAGTTTAGAGAATTCTTTAACTATCACAAGGAACTATGTTTGAATGGAGCCATGATGAACGGGGTGTATATCAACCCCTTTTTGTATTGGCATTTGAACTTCTGGAATACAGAGGTGGATATTGTGGATGAGAGAGGAAGAATCTCCCAGAAATATGCCAACCCCCTGCTCAGGGATAATGAGTGGATTATAACCAACGAGATAGATAGAGCTCAGCAGGAAAAGAAAGGGCTGGTCATTCTAGGAATTAGACGTTTGGCTAAGTCTGTTATTGAGAGTTCATATGTTGCTTGGGGAGCCACCTTTGATGAGAACTCTCAGAACATCATATCTGGACTAAATGCTCCCGATATTAAACTGATTACAGATAAGATTGATAAAGGATTAAACTTCCTTCCAGAAGCTTGGAGATGGCAGAGAATTGAGGATAATTGGAAGAACCAAGTGACACTAGGTATTAAAACCAAGGGGGGAGAAAGGATTCCGTTCTCTCAAATCCTCGTACGTAACCTTGATGAGGGTAATAATGAGGAAGCAATTGCAGGTACAAAACCAAGAAAACTAATTATTGATGAGATTGGTAAAGGGAATTTTCTCAGAGGATTTCAGGCAGCTGTGCCTGGTTTTACCACACCTTTTGGATGGGGTTGTTCTCCTATCCTTACAGGTACAGGTGGTGATATGAAAAGATTTATGGATGCAAAGAGCTTAATGTTCGATGTAGACAATTTTAATTTTCTCACTTATAATAACGAAAAAGATACATCCAGAACACACGGACTGTTTATTTCCTACAAATACAGGATGGAAGCAAAAGAAGATTCCAGCCTTGGTGCATTCCTTGAACAACCTGCTGATAGTGGTCTACATAAGATTCCTATGTTGGTTAGCAATGAGGAAAAGGCAAAAGAAATAACTACAGCCAACCTTGACAGATTAAAGAAAGCTGGAGACAGGATAGCCTATCTTAAAGAGAAGATGTACTATCCAATAGAAGTTGATGACATATTCCTTAACGAGGACACTAATATATTTGATATTGAAGCTGCCAAGAGGCAAAAGACTAGGGTGCTTCAGAATGACCGTACAGGTACTTCTGTTGTTCTATTCTCTGATGGAGATAAGATAGGGCATGAGTTTTCAGACAAACAGCCCATTACAAACTTCCCCCTCAAGAATAGTGATATGAAGGATGCTCCTGTTGTAATATATGAATTCCCTGTAACAAACCCTCCTTATGGATTGTATGTTGCAGGAGTGGATCCTTACAGACAAGGACAATCTGCGTATAGCTCATCTTTAGGTGCTGTCTATGTTTATAAAAGAATGCATGACCTTACAGGTGAGAAATATCAAGATATGTTCGTAGCTTCGTATGTAGCTAGACCTGATAAGAAGGATGTTTGGGAAGAACAAGCTCGTTTGCTTATCAAGTATTACAATGCTAGAACGCTCTGTGAAAATGATGACATCTCCTTTATAGAATATATGAAAGCAAAAGGAGACGCTCACTATCTTGAGAAACAACCTCAATGGTTGATGGAAATTGTACCAAACACCACAGTTAAACGTGAATATGGTATACATAGGAGTTCTCAAAAGATAATTGACTATCTTCACAACTGCTTAAAGAAGTATTTGGAAGAAGTGATACACACAGAGAAGAATGATGACGGAAAACTAATTAGAGAAGTGACAGGGGTGAATAAAGTGTTTGACCCAGTTCTTCTTGAGGAGATAATACAATACCATGATCAAGGAAACTTTGACCGTATTGTAGCAGCAGAGTTAGCAATAGCACAGGCTCTCAAACTTGACCCAATTATGGGTAGAGTTGGGGGGAGTGGTGATGAAAGAGTGAAAGCATTATTCACAAATAGGAACGGTGGTATAAAGTTGTTTGATAGCAACTCACCAGGAATGTTTGGATCAAGTAAATACAAACGTAAACTTTTTACATAATGGCAATAATAAGATATACAAAAGACGCTACTATCAGATACGCCTATCTGAACATTTTCCCTGATCAATTTAAAACTGAGAAGGAGAAAAAGGACGAAAGCTGGATTAAAAACACAATGGACTATTTTGCCAACAAAGCTTATGCTGAGTATGTAAAAAATAGAGACACGTTTGTAAAGAACTATGATCTTGTCAAGGGTATTCTTCGCATGGAGGATTTCTACCAAGAACCTCAGGTGAGAAGCTTTACAGATATGCTTACAGCTGATTTACAGCTTCCCTCGTACGTGAAGCACTATTCTATTATAACAACACCAATCAATGAACTTGTTGGTGAGATTACAAAGCGTCCTGATGGATATAGAATAAAAGCATTTGATGAAGACAGTCAGTCTGAAGAACTTGATTTTAAAACAGAGATTCTTCAAAACTTTGTCATCACTCAGGCTAAACAAAAGATACAAGAGAAGTTTGCAATGGAAGGGCAAGAAATAGACGAGGAGCAACTTCAACAGATGACTCTTGAGGACGTGAAAGATGAACTTGATTCTTACACTTCAGCAGCTGAGAAGTGGGCTAACCATATTCTTACAGCTACAAAAGCTGAGTTTAATGTCAAGGAGAAGTCTGAAGATGCATTCAGAGACATGCTTATTTCTGCTCGTGAATACTACCACATCTATGAGGACAACTCTAAAGTGGGGTATAACATTGAGGTGGCCAATCCTAAGAACACCTGGTTTTTAACAACACCAGATAGAAAATACATTTCTGATCCAACAGGAAGAGCACAAGGTGCTTATGCTGCTGGTACAGTGCAAGTGATGGAGCTTTCTGAAATCATTGAAAGTGTTCCTGATCTTACAAAAGAAGAAATAGATCATCTCAGAAGTTCTCTCCAAGACTACGGACTTATTAATGTCCGTGAATCCAACCTAGGTAATCCTAACGTAACACCAGGTATTGATTCGGTGACATATGACACATATGATCCACTAGTCCTTCAAACTCGTATGATTATCGAAAGTGAAATGAAGGAGAACAACGATGGTCTAAAAGATTTCTTAGGACTAACATCAAATGTGTCTTCATTTGGATACAAGTATGTGGTAGTGAGATGTTATTGGTTGAGTAAGAAAAAGATAGGTAAGCTCATCTACTTGGATGAATTAGGTAATGAGCAATCTACACTAGTGGATGAAAACTACAAGAGTGGCACTGTTCCTACAGAGCAAAGCTTGGAGTGGGGATGGATTAATCAATGGTATCAGGGAATCAAGGTTGGACCAGACATCTATCATATAAAACCATTCAAGCTTCTTAACTATTGTCCAATCATTGGTATCAACTACGAGGTGAAAAACACAGAGGCTAAATCCCTAGTTGACCTTATGAAGCCTTTCCAAGTGTTGTACAATGTATGTATGAACCAGCTTTACAAGCTCCTTGAGAAAGAAGTGGGTAAGGTGTATTTGACATCTATTAGACACGTTCCTGTTCCAAAGGATGGTGATGCCCAAGATGCTCTTGACATTTGGGAAATGGAAGCAAGAAACAGAGGTGTGGTGTTTATTGATGACTCTCCAGAAAACCTAAAGAGTCCTTCTAGCTTTAATCAGTTTAGGGATATTGACCTCACACGTACGCAGGAGATTAAATCTAGATATGAACTTGCTATACAACTTAAGAATGAGTGTTGGGAATTGATTGGTATGTCTAAGCAAAGACTTGGTTCTGTTTCAGCTAGTGAATCTGCTACAGGTACACAAGCTGCAATTCAACAGTCTTATGCTCAAACGGAACCATTGTTTGTGGCACATGAATACGTACTTGGTCAATTGTACCAAGCAATCATTGATGCTTCGCTTTATATAGAAAGCAAAAAGCCTCAGTCAACCATTTCATACATCACTTCAGATGGAGAATCAGCATTTGTACAGGTGAATGGTACAGATCTTAAGTTCCGTGATTTGAAAGTGTTTGCAACTAATAGACCTGAAGACAAGAAATCATTTGAAGAAATCAGAGGCTTATCTCAAGCTGTTATTCAGAACGGTGGTTCTCTACATGATATCATTGAGCTTTATTCTACTGATTCTCTAAGACAGATGAAGAAGGTGTTTAAGCAACTTAAGGATAGACAAGAGCAATTGCAAGATCAGCAAATGCAACAGAAACAACAGCAAATGGAGCAACAGGCTCAGATTGCACAAGCTCAAATGGAACAAACACAGCTTGCTAATGAGCAGAAGATTGCAAATGACAACTACCAGGCTGAGCTTGATAGAATCAATAAGAAAGAGATTGCCCTGATCAATGCTGAGTCTAAATCTATGGGTATGGGCTTGGCTGATGAAGATGCTTCAGGAGTTCCTGATGTATTGGAAATCAGCAAGTTAGCTGCAGAAAACACTAAAGCTGCCAGAGAATACCAAGCTAGGATGAGTGATATTCAGGCTAAGAATAAACTAGCTAACGATAAGATGCAGATAGAAAGAGAGAAACTTCAAGTGGCTAGAGAAAACCAAGCAAACGATTTAGCTATTGCTAAAGAGAATGCCAAAGGTAGAGCTACTAAAAAACCTAAATAATGTTTGATAAACTCATAGATCTGCTCACTTCGTGGTGGAACTACATCATACCTGCTGTGATTGTTCCTAGCTACGAACAAGCAGTTCTGCTCAGGAATGGGAAGTTTAAAAAGGTGCTGGAACCAGGGTTCCACGTGAAACTTCCAATCCTTGATGAGGTGATCAGTCAGCACGTTGTAATTACAACTCTGAGTTTAGCAGCTCAGTCGCTCTATACAAAGGACCGTCAGAACATTGTGGTGAAAGGAGTGATTAAATATAAGATATCTGATGTAAAGGTTTTTCTTCTTGAGGTGTTTGATGCTCAGGATGCTTTGGCTGACATGACACAGTCCATTATAAAGAACATTATCATATCACTTCCTTTAGAACAATGCGTTGATCCTGAAATTGATGTTGTTCTTACAAAGAAGGTGAGGGTTGAGGCTAGAAAGTGGGGTGTTGATATTCAGCAAGTGACCCTTACAGACATAGCTCCTATACGCAGTTTCAGGATAATAAACGACTCTTTTCTAAACAAACTTGATTAGAGTAAAAAATAATAATGCTATATTATCTCGAATATTGAGCAATATAGTGTTCCATGTCTTTGTTAATAGCTAATAGTGATATACTTTTACATTGAAAACCAAATAAATAGAACTACATATGGCCGAAAATCTAGATAATCCATCATTTGGAAACTTCAGCATTGAGAACACAATGGAAATGGGAATGGGTAATGCAGATCTTTTGAACGATCTGATGTCTCCTGAAACCGCCACAGGTTCTCCTGACGACATTAAAAATATCGATGAACCAACTCCATCAGTTCCTGAAAAGAAAGCTGTAAAGGGTACCCCTGCTCCTCTGGAAGAGAAAGAGGAAGAGAAGGTTGACATACAGAGTTTTTTATATGCAGATGATGATGAAGAAGAGGAAGAAGCTGATACTAAAGAAGTTAAAAAACCCACAACTCCTAAGACTGAAGAATCTTCAGAAGAAGGAAGTGATGAGGAAGAAGAAACAGTTAGTCAGTTCACAGCTCTATCTAGAGACCTTTTTAAACTAGGAGTCTTCTCAAAAGAAGATGATGAGGAAGATACACCAGTATCTACTCCTGAGGAATTTCTTGAGAGATTCAACCTAGAAAAGAAAAAAGGTGCAATTGAGGTGGTGAATAATTTCATTGGTCAGTTTGGTGAAGATTACCAACAAGCCTTTGATGCCATCTTTGTAAAGGGTGTTGACCCTAAGGAATATTTCGGCACATATAATCAAATACAGAGTTTTTCAGAGATGGATTTGTCACAAGAGAATAATCAAGTGTCAATCATCAAGCAAGCTTTAGCTGATCAAGGATTTGATCCTGAAGATATTACAACAGAAGTTGAGCGTTTGAAAAACTATGGTGATCTCGAAACTGTTGCTACAAAGCACCACAAAGTGCTTGTTAAGAAGGAAGCTGCAAAGCTCCAACAAATGGAACAGGAAAGAGAGAAACAATTACAACAACAACAAGCGTACAAACAGCAATATGTTGCTAATGTACAAACGGTGTTACAGGATAAGCTCAAACAAAAAGAGTTTGATGGTATTCCTTTAAACCCAAAACTTGCTAGCGAACTACAAGATTTCCTTCTAGTAGATAAGTATAAGACATCGTCTGGAGAAACACTTACAGACTTTGACCGTACAATACTAGAACTGAAGCGTCCTGAAAATCATGAAATGAAGGTGAAGGTTGCTCTTCTTCTTAAGATAATTGAGAAAGATCCAACACTATCCACAATTCAGAAAACAGGAATTACCAAGAAGTCAAATGATCTTTTTGGTGAGGTAGCTAGACAAGCTTCCAAATCTTCAGTGAAATCTAGCAATAGTAAATCAAGCAAGCCTAATTCTTGGTTCATTTAATTTTATTTATAACCTTTAATTTAAAAGATAACACAAATGGCAATTCAAACAATCCCAGGTTTAACTGGATTTACGTATGCTAGGGTGGCTTCTATGGATAAGCGTGCAGTTGGTAAGCTTACCGATGCTAACCACCTGGAGAGCTTCCACTCAACTGAGCCAGCTGACTATGACAAAAAGATCATCAGTCTCTATACTCAGAGCTCCCTCTATAGCAATGACTTCTTGGACATGATCAACAAGTCAACCCCTTATTACATTGACAACAACAGTGATGCATGGAAATGGCAAGTTGCAGTTCCATACAAGTTCCCAAAGATCATTGACATCCCTACTTCTACAGCTGAGCTGTCTAAGCCTGGTATCGATGGTCAAGAATTCCAATTGGTACTTGATACCAATGAGTTCTCTAAGAACGCTATCATTTCTGTTGGTTCTCGTCAGTATGGTCCTCGTTTCTATGTTATCAAGGATCCAGTTCCTTGGAACATGGGCTTCCTTTATTCTTTCACTCTTATCAGTGACAATCCTACTGTAGATTTCGTATCTCCTACTTTCTTGCAGTATGGTATTGAACTTGAGCTTGTTGATGCTGCTATTGGTGAGTTCGATCAAGATTTGCTTGGTCTCCCTCGTCTTGGTGAGCAAATCACTATGTTTGAATCTTTAGGTTCTGCATATGGTTTTGAGCACAAGATCACTGAGTGGGCTGATGACAAAATGATGCGTGATGCTTCTGGTAAGCCTCTTGACATCCTTGTTTATGCTCCACAGCGTAGGAATCAACTTCCTCTTACAAGAAACGATGTTAAATGGGAACCATTCATCGAGTTCTGGATGCGTAAGTCTATGCTTGAATTGAAAGTTAAGCGTATGATTTGGGCTAAGCCAGGCACTGTTAAAACAAATGGTAGCAAGCAAGAATTGAAGCGTACTTCTGCTGGTGTTTATCACAGAATGCGTAACAACGGTAACTTGGTACAATACAATCGTGGTGAATTCTCTGCTAACTTGATTCGTTCTGTATTTGGTGATTTGTTCTACAGAAGGGTTGATGTTAAAGATCGTAGAGTTAAAATGTACACTAACGAAGCTGGATTTGATGTATTCCAACAAGCTTTGAAGAATGACGCTTTGAACAGTGGTCTTACCTTCATGGCTGATTCTGGAAATCGTTATATGCAAGGCGAAGGTCAGCATATCACTTATAACTTTGCATTCGATGCAATGGTTACCCGTGAGACTGGTCGTGTTGAGTTGATTCACTTGAAAGAGTTGGATCTTCCACAATCTAACCTTGAATTCGGTCAGAATAAAAAATCTACTCCTGTATTCATGGTGTTTGATGTATCTCCAATGAGCGATGGTTCAATGGTGAACAACATCCGTGAAGTGAGAATGAAAGGAGCACCTTCCATGACTTGGGGATATATTGATGGAACTCGTCACCACTTAGGCTTTGCTAAGTCTCAGGGTATGAGCTCTGCTAACAAGTTCCCTGGTTATGAAATTTGGATGAAAGATCGTTGCGATGTATTCATTGAGGATTTGTCTCGTACAGTTCTTATTGAGGAAATCCCACAGTTCTAATAACCTCTCTAGAGATAGTATCTCTAGACAATTCCTACCGAGAAGAGCCCTCCTACCTACCTCCCACCTTTGGAGGGCTCTCCTCAAACTACAGATGGATGGATTGGGGTGTCTCCCAGTCGCATTCCCTTCGATGGGACCCATCTGCAAATTAAAACCAAGTTAAAATAAACTACATATGGGTAAGACAGGAAAAATCTCCACTATTAAGAAGGAGTATAATAGCTCACAGTTGCAGACAATGCAAAGCGGTTTGGCTCAAAAAGGTCTAACAAGAATCCCTGGTACAGGCGTATTCAAGTATCCTTACAAAGAACTTGATGGTCAGTATAGAACAGGATTAGATCCACAAGCTGCCTACATTAGAAGAATTGGTGATTCAACTGAAAGAGAAATTGAGGTTGAGCGTGTAACAGCTCTTCGTGACAAGCTTCAAAATGCCCTTGGTGGTATTGATCTTGGACCACGTTCTAAGTTTTGGAACTATGGACTCTCAACTTCTACAGATGATGTGCTGCATGTACAACCAGTAAAACTTGTAGATGGAGATAATTATTTCGATCTTTCTGTTCCTCTACAGGAACTAGCTTTTGCCTGGTTACGTGTTCACCCAACAATCGCAAGCTCTTATCAAGCTTGGGAACGTGGTGAGTTTCCAGCAGAAACACAGTTTTATGTAGCTGATGAAGATATTGAAAACGCAGTGATGTTCAAGAAGAAACAACTTATCAATAAAGCTATTGTTAAGTTTGACTCTATGACTCCTGAGAAAAAGAGAAAGGTTGCTCGTTTGCTAGGTTTACCAGTGACAGAAGATACAAAAGAAGAAGCTGTGTATAATCAAGTGGACAATCTCCTCAAACAAACAGAATTCAAGAATGGTAAATACCAAGGTCTCAATCCAGTTGAGATATTTGGAAGATTTGCAGACATGAAGGAAAACTTACTCCATATTAAAGACTTAGTTAAGCAAGCTTTGTCACATTCGGTTTATAGAACTAAACCTAATGGAAGGATATACGAAGGTGAATATGAAGTGGCTATTGATGAAGAGGAATTGGTAAAGTTCCTTGCAGATGAGGATAATCAAGATGAATTACTCACCCTAGAACAAAAATTAAAAAGTAAAAAATTAGCTTCTGTATGATACCTGTAGATAGTTTGTTGTACAAGATAGATCAGAAACTAAATAAGCTATCAACCAACGAACATCAGCAGATAGTATTAGAAGATAAGATCTTGGCTTTGAATGAAGCTCAGATTAAATTAATAAAGCAGAAGGTTGATGGTATAAGTACTGTTTCTGGTCTGGGATTGGATGCCTTTAAGAAAAGGTATGAAGATCTCCAGAGTTTAGTAGAATCTTATAATCATCAACCTCTTGATTTAAAATTAAAGAACGAAGAGGTTCACCAGTGGTATGCTTCTTTGCATGCACTTGCTCCTAAGTATATGTTCTATTTAGATAGTTACATATTAGCTGATAAAGGAAGATGCAAAGATAGAATAATATGGGTTAATAGAGATTTGTCAAAGCATGGCGACTTACAGTTCATTTTAAACAATGATCACTACAAGCCATCTTTTGAATATCAAGAAACCTTTAACTTCCTATCATCTGATGAGATAAGTGTCTTTACAGATGGTACATTTACACCAACTAAAATTTACATAATGTACATGAGGTATCCTCAGTACATTAATAAAGAAGGATACATAATGCTTGATGGTGAACCATCATTCAATCAAGATTGTGAACTTGAGACATATCTAGAGGATGAACTTCTAGACTTGACAGTTCAAAATCTTGCAATGTACACCGAAAATCAGTCTGCTGTCCAGAGTTCAATCTACAGGATACAGACAAACGAATAAGTTTTTTAATCATTAAAATAGCATAAAATGGCTGATTTCTCATTAACTACGCTTTTCGTAGTGCCAGTAGGAAACACTCTACCTAGCTCTGGTTCTACGCAAAACTTGACCGCAGGTCAATTCGGTATCTTTAGAAGTGATTACAGTGTTGCAAACGCTGGTAACATCGCTGCTAAACCATACTTTTATTTAGCTCAAGGTAGAACAAACACATATCTTCAAGGTTCAAAGCGTTCTGACAAGATCGCTGGTTGTATTGATGGTACTTGTAAATCTAACGTTACTGAGTGGTACAAGGTGACTGGTTGTCCTCTTCCTGCTACACAAGTAACAGATGTATCTGGTTGGAATGTACAGTGTGGTGATATTGTAACACTTACACTTCGTGCACATTCTTCTTACCTTGATACATTGTATTTCAATGGTTTCACTCGCTCTGTAACAGTTCAAGCTCCTTGTTGTGAGTGTGGTGGTGATCCTTGTGTTAATGTTGATGTTCCTGCATTGATTGATCAGTTTATTTTTCAATTGACTCTTCAAGCTCCTGGTAACAACCCAGACAATATCAACTTTAACGATTTCTATCAATTCCAAAGAATTGGTAACGATGCAAACGCTATCCTCCGTATTTCTGGTAAGCCTCTTACCAAGTATGGTCAGCCTTGTGATGTTGCTGCATTCCCTTGGGAGTATGACAGAATGTGGTTCCGTACTTTCGTGTACAGTGGACCAGCTACTACTGCTGACTTCATTGTAGCAGATGCTTGTAACATTGTTGCTGATGCTCAAGTTACTCAACGTGCTTCTTATCCTTCAGGTACTTCTGATGAGATTATCCAGCTCGAAAAGAACTTCTACAGCTATCAAGCAGGTTACTTGAAGCATCTTTACAGAATGGCAGGTTATAACGAGAACTTTGAGTCTTGGGTTTCTGATGGTACTACCTACGATACCTACTACATCAAGTTCAACGAATATGACAAATCTGCTTATTCTTGGGGTGATTATATTAAAGAAGATAGCATGGTGATCATTGCTGCTCCTCAAGCGTTGAGTGCTGCAATTGAAGCTGTTCTTGAAGCTGGTCTTGGTCTTGTTGCTAGTGATAATGCTTGTGTAAGCACTACCTCTACAACTACCACTATATGGCCTACAACTTCAAGCACTACCACTCTTGTTCCTTAATAAGAAGTAGTAGAAACAATATCATATAACCTAAGCCAGAGGTGAGAGGATCTTCTCAAATCCTCTGGCTTATTTATTTAGAAGAATATGGCAGACTTGAAATTAGACTTTTTAGTAATTCCTACGTACAACGTACAAACGTTGGGTATTGCTGATGCATCAACCTACCCAGCTTCTCCCCCTGTCAGTGCTCCTACAATAGAAATAGATGTTCCAGGATTTGGTCTAGTCAGCCTTCCATTTAACATAAATGACTTCAATATTTACACTTCTGCTTCATTAGGACTAACTTCAGTTGGTGATGCTTTGTTACCACTTCCTGATGGGGTTTATTATATTAAATACTCTGTTGCTCCTGCATATCAAAACTTTGTACAGAAAACAATAATGCGTGTTGACCAACTTCAAGAGAAGTTTGATAGTGCATTTATGAAACTTGATATGATGGAATGTGATGCAGCTATTAGAAAACAACAGATGGTAGATTTAAACAGCATCTATTTCTTTATACAAGGATCTATTGCTGCTGCAAATAATTGTGCTATTGCTACAGCTAATAAACTGTACAACCAAGCAAATAGGATGTTAAACCAATTCATAGCAAACAAATGTAATTGCTATGGTAATAACTATGTAAACAATTTCTATTAATATGGCAAACTGTAGAAACTGCGGTGTTAAAGTGGGATGTGGCTGTCAGTTGATAAACGGACTATGTTCAGCTTGCAACAACGCTATTAAACAAGCTAATAAAAGAATAAATAATGTTATATCCAAGGCTTACAAATTGTGTCGATTGTTCTAGTGTTCCTGTTTTACTTGCAGACATTGATTGCAAGCTTACAGAACTAGCCAATAATGAATACAATAATATTGTTTATGAATTAAATTGGCCTGTTCTAGGAACAGTGATTTGGGATCTTTTGAATTACAAAAGGATACTAACTTACAAGTATTGTAGCCCAGAGTATGCAGAATCCTTTTCTGTAGAACAAATAGCTAGTAGAGTTAAACTATTAATAAATAAATAAATTATAAAAATGGCCTGTTCAAATTGTTACAATGGATGCACTGAGATTGTCTCAGATAGGTGTGTGAGATACACAGGATTAGACGTACCTGTTCTAGGTATTCTATCAGGTGATTCTCTATCAGTTGTAGAAGCTTCTTTGATAGAGTTTCTTACATCTACTCTCAATGGTATAGGAATTAAACCTATTGTAGATCCTTTGATCATCTGTAATGTTGTTCAACAATATCTTCCTGATTGCGGTGAGTTTACATTAAATGACTACATAACAGCTCTTGTCAAAGCTGCTTGTGATCTGCAGGAACAAGTTGATGATGTGGTTGCTGAACTACTTGTATTAAACGCTAACTATGATGTAGACTGTTTAACAGGAGTTACATCCACTTCAGATACACATGCTGTTCTTCAAGCAGTTATTACAAAGCTTTGTGATTTAGATGTAGAGCTTGCAGCTCTTGCTTTAGATGTTGATACTAACTACGTAAAGCTTGCAGACCTTAACAGTTTGATTGCTGCTTACATTGCTAGCACAAGCGCATCTGGTACAAAGTATTACACTAGAATGGTTCCTTATACAGTGGTTGAATACTACGGATTGCTTACAGGAAACTTTGATGTAACAGGTGCAGGACTAAACGATTGGGAAAAAATATACCTATGTAATGGATTAAATGGAACACCTGATAAACGTGGTAGAGTTCCTGTTGGTGTTATTGTTGGTGTAGGTGGTGGTGCTATGAATCCTGCAGTGGATCCAGCAACTCCTACAAACCCTAACTATGCTCTCAATGGAACAACTGGTGCCAACACTGTAA